AGGGGTTGAGTGGGGTCAGAAACATTTGCACAAGCATTGTGTGAAAACGGAACATTCTCCACCCGCTTTATAGGAGCAAAATTTGGAGGCTTTGAAAGGCCCCAAATTTGTAAAGCACCCGTTAGCGTTTCAGCTACAAATTGGGCGGGGGAAGTAAAAGTAGACAACAAGGGAATCTTCCCAAGTTGCCCAGCAGTTTTACCTATCTTTGAAGTAATTGTTGAATAAGCTCCAAGCTTCGCCGCCTTCGACTCGCGCTGACCAGTAGTTCCCATCTGAGGAAGGGCAATACTGACAAGCTCAACGTTAGTCATTTGAAACCACAAGTTATAGCTGGCTGTAGAACTCCCAGAGCCCGCTAAAAGCGGGACATAAGGATACAAAAACACCCAACCAGGGTCCCCCATGAGACCATTCTGACCAATTCCCATGGCGGTTGTAAAGCTGACATATGGAATTTCCAAAATGGCCTCGGTTTGTGTAGAAAGGTCTAATTCGACGTGGGGTAATTGCGTGACCTGTGTCAAGCAATGTCTATGCATCTGAAGATATTCAGTGTGGCCGTTACCATAGGCACCTCCAGAGGGAACCCACGCCAAAATGTAACGCCCAGATTGAAACTTCTGAGCGTTCACTTCTAAGCGAATTTTCAGGTTAGCCCGAATGGCAAACCTGCCTTTCAATTTACTCAGATATGGCTCCTTTTGACAAATGTCAGCCAAAGGCCTATAATTCGAAAAAGTGGTAGCCGTATCCGTAGTAGCTAGATAACCAGACACATAAGAGAACGGTCTTTCTAAGAATTGGACCAGATCGGCGTCATCGCCATCTGAAGAATTCTTAAGAAGCTCGTCCCCAAAATATGTGTCAATGGCAGAGTTCGTAACCACGGTGCCATCCGCTGCGAATTGGGTATTATCCGATTCGCTAGTTACTATCAGAGACTGACTTGGAGTAATCATACTGGTCGGGTCAGCACCTTCCAGCATAACATTTTGATTTGTTGTTGCAAGTGTAAAACAAAAATCCTAAGTACACTCAAGCTTAGGACAAGTAGGAGCATCTGTAATAAGGTCCTGATGAGTACCCTGATACTACCTTTCCTAAGGGTAGTATCCCCCTAGCTGGGGAAGCCGGTTTTGGGTCCGCACCCTGGTATTTAGTAGATAAGCTCTGCACCCAAGATGAAACTTTTACAAGTCTCA